ACATTTCATCGCTCCTTATTTGTTGTCTTTGTCTAACGCTGCCAGCCGCTTCGTGAGGGTCGCCGCTTCCTTCGCGTAGACACGCGACAGGTGAAGGTTGTGTTTGATGCGGCGCTTCAAGTCTGCCACATCATCGTCCTTTGCTTCTATGTCCATCGTCGCTCCTATCTTTCGTTCAATTCGTTTAGAAGATTGTAAACCGTGCCAGTGCTGACCTTTAGCGCCTCAGCAATCTTGGCCTTGGTATAGCGCGGACGCCAGACAGTCTTGCCGCCGATCTTCTTGCGGACCTTTTCCTTGAGCATCTTTGCGCCCTTGGCCCGCAGCTTAGCGTCCAGCTTCTTGGGTGCGCCCAGCATGTGGCCCTTGTCTTTCAGGACGGCCATTCCGGCCTTGGTGCGCTCAATCGTAAGCTGGCGCTCAAACTCTGCCATGATCGCCAACATGCCAAGGACGAGCCGCCCTGTGGCTGTGGTGAAGTCAAAGGCTTCGGTCAGGGACTTGAACCCGGCCCCAGCCGCCTCAATCTGGGCTAGGCGCTCGTACAGGTCTTTTATGGACCGGGAGAGCCTGTCCAGCCGCCACACCACCAGCGTATCGCCGGGGCGCAGGTCTTTGATCGCCATGTCCAGTACCGGGCGGTTTTTCTTCGCGCCACTCGTGGCCGGTTCCTCGTGAACGTGAAAGCACCCGGCTTTTTTCAGCGCGGAAATCTGTAGGTCCAAGACCTGATCTGCGGTGGACACCCGCGCGTAGCCAATAAGTTCCCCTTTGGGGGCGGCGGTGGCGACTATTGTTTTCGTCAAATGGCGCATGGGCATTTATAGGCCGATTTGACAAAGCCTGTCAACTATGCTAGTATGCTTTTATTAGATGGAGGAACCGATGCGATTTCAGGATTGCAAAGAAGGTTTGGAAGCAAGGTTTCCGGGTTGCGAGATTTCGGACGATGGCTTTGTTATCCACGCAGTAGCCCCGGAAGGCCACACATGGGACGGCGATCTGCATGAGTACATTTTGGAATACAAAAGCGCCGTTTGGGGTTCTATTTGCAACCGTGGAAACGCAGTAAAAGAAGTGTTTGGCCGGGTCGAATTTAATGGCGCGCCGGTCAAGTGCGACGATACTTGTGAATGTCAACAATAAGGGCCAGCCATGAGAATTAACATCGAACAGGCCAGAGCGAAGCTCGCGGAGTGCCTTCTGGCCGCACAGTCTGGTGACGATGAACGCGCCCATTCTGTTGAGGACGCGCTGCACCATGCCGTCATTGACACAATTGCCAATGGGCAGGCGGACGATCCGCGCGCCTTGGCAGAGATTGCCGCTCGCACTGCTGGGATAGATTTCCAGCGGTGGTGCGCGTAACCATCAGAAAGGGCCGCTAAAGCTCCCGCTTAATCAGCGGCAGCAAATCCCGCAGCCGGATCACGCAGCGCCATTCCTGGTTGCTCTGCCGGAACGCGACCAGCGGTACATGATGCTCTGCACAGCAAGCCTCTATCTGGCGCACCCACTGCATGACCGCGAGGGTTTCATGCCGCTTGGCCTCTATGCGGAACTTGCCAACCTGCATGTCGTCGCCGCCCTCGCGGGCCTGGCCCAGCTTGCGCTTTATCTCGACGCCCAGCGCCTCAGACAGCAATGCAGCCAGCTCACGCTCTGCGCCGGCGCCTTTGTTGCGGGAGTGACGGCCGCCCATCAGATACGCTTTACTTTAAACGGCGTACCGTCGCGGTATCCGTGCAATATCTCATTCACGCGGCCTTGGTCTATGCCGTACGCCTTGGCTATATCGCGCTGGTGGCCGCCGCTGGTCTTGTGCGTATGCCGTATTTCGGCAACCATCTCTTCGGTGATGCGCTTGGCCTTAGCCCGCGCCACGCGGCCAAAGAACCGGCGCTTTGTGTCGTCAGCCAGTTCGTGCAATTCGCGGCAGCCAAACTCCTCCGCCAACTCATGCAGCCTGGCGCGTATCTCTGGGATTGTCTTGCTCAAAATGGCACCTCATCGTTAAGCTCCGGGTCGCTATACGGCTCAAGCACTGGCCCCTTGGGCGCGGCCGTTGTGCGCCTCTTGCGCCCGCCTGTAGCCTTCGCCGGTGGCCCATCGCGGAACGTGCTGCCGTCCTTAGCGATATAGTCAATATGGTTCGTGTCGCCGTCCACGGGTGTCAGGCCGGGCAGCATGTCGGGGATATACAAATGCCCCTCGCACCCTAGCTGCTGCTCGCGGGCGCTCAAGCCCTTGTCGTGCAGCGAGCAATGCCAGCGCCCGTCTGCGACCGGCGTGGAATGGCAGCATGTGCGGCAGTTCTTGTTCGCCCGCTCTTCCTGGTGGCAAAACTTCCATGCGTCGCACATCTTGCACTGCCAGTTCGCCGGGTCTTCGCTGATCTTTGCGGCTGGTGTCCTAGCGCCCAGTACGCGGCAAGCCTTGGTCAGCATGTCCTCGCCAACCTGCTTGTCCTCGTGCACCCACTCGCACCAAAGCTCGTCCGTGTCCTTGCACACCGCGATATACATGGCGCGGTCGATCTTCAGTAGGTTCATATACGTCTGCATCTGCGCGTAGTGCTGCGGCTTTGACGCCTTGACGCCCTTGGCCTTGGTATCGGCAAAGGACTTGGTGTTCATGGTCTTGCATTCCAGCACCGCCCAGGCCTTCGGGGCCTCTGGGAAGCCCTTGCCAATGCCGTCCACGGACCCGCCAAAATGGCCGCCAGCGTCGCGGCAGGCTATCTGCTTGCCGTCGTTGTCAATGTGCAGTTCCACGCCAATGCGGCGCAGTTCGGCATGAATGCGCGGCTCCTCCCGCCGGCCTGTCTCAAATAGCCGTAGCAGTTGCCCGCTAAAGCTAGGCGTGACAGCCCAGCGGAAGGTAAGCCACAGGTAGCGTTCGCAGTGATGCCCGATCAGGGACGCGCCAAGGTGCTCGCGCGGCGGTTCTGCCGCGTTGCGGGCAACGTAGTCGTCGTAGATGGCCTTGGCAGTCGTCTGCCTGGGTTCGGGTATCGCTACCATTTTACCGCTGCCACGGCTGCTTGGCGACGCCGGCGGAAGATGCCGCCTTGACCGCTGCGGGCTTGGACCCGGCGGCCTTCTTGTACCCGCGCACGGAATTGCGGGTCGGGTCCTTGCGGTCCAGCGCCAGGGTAATGGTCATGGGAATGTCGTGGAGCTGGTTGGTGTCCTTAAGCAGCGCCACGCCGCAAGCGTCAGACATGGCGTTCAAGGCGCCGCGGGCGATGTCTTCGGCCACCTTGTTCTCGTTGTGAATGTTCAAACGCTCCCAAATCTTACGCCCCTTGTAAGGGTCCTGCATGATGTTCAGCACAAACTCTACATACTCGCCCGTGCCGGACTTAGTTACCTTGGCCTCGCTGCTGGCGACAATAGCGAGATAATCGCCCGGCGGCAGCGGCTCAAAGCTGCTTACGGGCTTGTCATAGGTCGATGCGTCAAAGTCGATGATAGGCATGGTTTGGTTCCTTAGTTTCCGATTGCGTTGGTAAAGTCATCCCAGGTAAACGGGATGGTCTCAGGCATGGCGTAACGGTTCTTCGCCATGTAGGCAGGGCGCTCGCTGGTGTAAAGCAGCCGCTCTCCCGTGCTGATGCCGCGATTGTTGGTCTGGTTAAAGCCAACTGCGTCTTTTTTCACAATAGTCTTGTAGTTCGCAAACAGCACCGCGTCAGCCCACTCGCGTACCACGGCGTTGCTGCGCTCTTGCAGCTTCGGCTGGTAGCGGTCGTACGGCTCGACTTCGGGACTGTCGAAACGCTTAATGGTCGTATGCGCCAGCAGGATGACGATCATGCCCTTGTCGTTGCGCAGCGCGTTCAGCCCATCCAGAACCTCACGCCACTTCTGCGCAGCGATGATAGCGCCCTTACCATACGCCAGATCCTTGGCGTCGAACTTGGTTTCAATCTCGTTCTGAATGATAGCCTCCAGCCAGTCCAAGCTGTCGATCACCACGGTACGGAAGTCATGCTTGTCCGTGTACAGGCTGCCAATGGCGGTCATCACATCGTCGCTGCTTTTGCACAGCGGGAAGTGGTTTACCTGCAAGCTACCAAGCCCGTCTTCGGTCAGGATAAAGACCGGGTTCGGCGCCTGGCTGGCAAATGTCGTCTTGCCGATGCCCTCCACGCCGTACAGCATAATGCGCGGCGCGGCACTAGCCGTGCTTTTCTGGATGCTCTTAAGGTCAAAGCTCATTTTTCTTCGCTTTCAATTGTGATGGAGGTTTTGGCCGGCTTGACGGTCACGCCAATGGCGATACGCTTCCACCTCTCCGGGCTATCGTTGCGGATACGCTTTAACGCGGCCTCGTCCACAACAGTCTTGAACGGGCGTTCGGCCGTATCCCAGCCCTGCACAAGCGGATTGATAAGCTCGTAGTCGCCTTTGTAATTCAAGCTATAACGCGCCTTGATCCTAAGACCGTTACGCAGTTTGCGGTTAAATGTGCCTTCGTCCGCGTTGGCGCCCAGTAACCCTAGCAGGGCCTCTTCCACTTCAAGGCGTCGGAAGTTTGCGGCTTTCTCGGCTTGCTTATGTATCAGCCAATCCTCGGCCAGTTCTTCTAATGTATCAGGCGGCAGGTTTGTTCGCATCGTTGGGTTCCCCAGTTGGTTTGCGTAAACTGTATTGATTTTGGTTTGGCGTCAAGATGGTTTTTTAGAAATAATATGCTTGCGGCGGAATAATTATGCTGTACCGTCTGCCGCTTCGACGCAAGAGGAAACACAATGTCCCATATTAAAGGCCGGCGTGAGCCAGCTTACAGCATTGTCACCAGACTTGGTGGCGTCAGCAAGACGGCTACCATATGTGGTGTCTGCCCGTCCGTGGTTAGCCGCTGGCTGGTGGGCAAGAAGCAGTTCGGCACCTCCGGGCTTGTCCCGCAGCGTCATTGGCCCAGGCTGATGGCGCACTGCAAGCAGTTTAAAATCCCCATTTCACTCAGCGATTTGGCCGGCCTGAACGATAACAAATAAGCCTTGGGGGCAACGTGCTGAATAGCAGATTTTTAGAGTTAGCCTATGGGCCTGACTTCTTTGACGAGTATGGCTGGGTATGCACGTTCTCCGCGGACCCCAACGCCGCCGATGGTGGCGCATGGAAAGGCGCACCATACTGGCATGCCGCCCCGCAACAGCGCATCATAGACAACAGCAGCGAAGACAACACTTACTACAGCGTCGCCGTCTTTACGCACGACAAGGACGGCAAGAAGCGGCGTAGCAAAGACAACTTCAGCCGCCTGGCCGTGCTGGTCGCGGACGATATTGTATTGCAAGACCTAGAAGGCCGGCAGTCCTACAGGCTGGAGACTTCCAAGGGCTGCTACCAGGTTGGCATGTTTTTAGACCCGGCCGACCCGGACTGCAAAGACCTTCCACTAATTGATCGGCTTATGCAGCGCATGGCCGAGAACAAGCTGGTTAAACAGGACGCCAGCGGCGTCAATGCGGTGCGCTACGTTCGGCTTCCCAACGGGCGCAACAAAAAAGCCAGCCGCAACGACTGGCAGTGCATCCTCCATGACTGCGACGACGAGGACATTGTTTACCCGCTAAAGGACGCCGCGGCCGCGTTCGGCATTAACCTTGACGGCATCAAGAACGAGATACCGCAGCTATCCATTGCCTCCAAGGCCGAGCAATTCCGCGACAGCGTGACCGTGACGGGCGAGACGGCGCAGCTTTACCAGACGCTATTCGACCCGGATCCACGCAATCGTTCCTACCATGACCCGCTACTACGCCTGTCGGCGCAAATGGTAGCCAGCGGCATGAACCCCGGCGCCGTGGTTAACCATCTTCGCGGCATCATGCTCGCCAACATGCCGTCCGCGATTGACGAGCCAGAGCAGTTCGCCCGGCACTCGGCGCGCATGGACGAAATAGCGCGCATGACAATGGCCGCCCGCAAGTATGCCCCGCCGGCGCTAGAGCTAGACAGTACCGATCTGCTCATCAACCAAGCCACGCTCCGCGACCTGACCAAAGACATTCGCTGGCTGGTCGATGACCTTATCCCGGCCGACGCTATGGGCATGGCCTTCGGCGCCAGCGGCACGTTCAAGTCGTTCGTCGCTCTGGATCTGCTAATGCACATCGCGCACGGCAAACGCTGGATGGACCGGGACACAGACACAGGCCCAGTCGTCTACATGGCCGCAGAAGGCGGGGCCGGCATAGCCCGGCGCCTAGACGCCTGGAGCAAGTACCACAACATAGGCGACAGTCCCAACGTCAACATCTGCATCGTGCCGTTGCTGCTGTCGCTGGAAGAGCAAGTCGAAGCCTTCCGCGGCGCTATCCATAAGCTGCCCTACAAGCCCAAGTGTGTCGTTATTGACACACTTGCCCAGACCTTTGCGGGCGACGAGAACAGCTCGTCTGACATTTCACACTATCTGCGGCTCCTGAACGGGCACATAAGGGCCGCGTTTAATGCCACGGTCATTGTCATCCATCACACCGGCCACGCCGTCACCGAGCGGCCCAGAGGCTCCAGCGCGCTTACAGCGAACTTGGACTTCATGGTGTCAATCGCCAAGCCGACGCCAGACTCGCTGCACTGCATCATGGACGCCACCAAGCAGAAGGACGGCGAGAAGCTGAAGAACCTGATGTTCAAGATGCACCCGGTCGATCTTGGCAAGACCACCGCCGGCAAGCCCATTGGCTCGCTGGTCGCCGCGCATTGCGACGTCTACGAAACCCTGACAAGCAACGGCAAGGGGCTGGGCAAGACCGCTTTTGAGAAGGCCATGTTTACCGCAATGGAGAAGAACCCGGAGGGCGTTGGCGAGATTGACGCTTCCGCGCTGCGCGCCTCCACCATCCAGAACCCCAATTCTCGCGGGTCAGCCTGGACGCGGTTTGAGCAGAAATTCATTTACTGCGACCGCCCAGTGGTGGAGTTCGTCAACGGCCGGTATCGGCGGATCTCGTAGTGCGCAGCGCCCTGCCAGGAAACCGCCAGGAAAACCGGCAGGGCGCGCACTCAGCCTAGCGCGAGGAATACTAGGCCGGTTCCGTGTTCGTATTGCCGCCAGCGCGCGTCTTGCGCATCGCGTTCAGCTTACGATAATGCTCTGCATTGCCGCGGTTCTTTGCGGCCCCGCTTTTTGCGCCGCCCTTGGCGCCGATAGCCGCGTAATGCGCCTTGCGGTCGGCCGCGGTCTTGGCTTGCTTGCTCTTAGTCGTCATACGCCACCTGGTTAAGCACCGCCGCATAGCCGGCGATGTCCTGTATGCTGTCCGCGTGGATGCCGTGGCTCAACCGCGCCATCTTAACGTCCAACATGCACAGCACAACCTGCGCCGGCGTGATCTTGTGCCCCAGCGTGAGCGACCACCGCTTGGCGATGTTCTCCATGTTGTCGCGCGGGCTTCCGTATAGCTCGCCACGCTGCTGCACAATGGCGTCAACGGTGGATAGAAAGAGTTTCGGGTTCATGGCGTGTCCTTTGCGGCCGCGTCGATCATCGCCTGCCAGTTTGTTTCTATCGTGGCTTCCTGATTGTACGCCAGCCACACCGCCTGGGTGGGAACCCGCATGGCCTTTATGGCCGCTTCCGCGTAGGCATCAATCCGGCCCTTGGCGAACGTGGTCAGCAAGTCGTATTCCTGCTGTGGGCAATCCCCGACCCGCGTGGCCTCGTATATTGCACGCGCCACCTTATCCTTCATGCTTTGCGTCATGGCTTGGCCTGTTTCGGGTACTTCTTCGACATGGCCGGGATCATCTCCATGACATATTCCAGCCTGTCGTCCTCTAGCGTTCCGTGAACCGCCCGCTTCGCGCGCCAGGAAGAGAACGCCGGGATGCCTGGCGGCGGCTTGAAAGGCTGTTCGGGTTCGCTCATTTGCCGCTCCATAGCAGAAAGCTGAACAGGATAAAGCCTAGTACGAGGGCGCCTGTCATGTTGCTATCCTCCTATATTCCGCCTTGATGGCGTCAAACATGCCCCTGCAACAATGGCACGGGCTGTGACCTTCCGGCGTGTTGTGCCGCACCAGCATCTCCCGCAGCCACTCATCCGTAATCGCCATAATAGCGCGCCTCAGATAAACCGCCCGCGTGAAGGCTGGTATGTCCGCCCTTTCGGCTTCCGTGGCGGTTGACCATGCCAGCTCGCGCACGGTGGGCGGTTGTGCCTGTTCCCATGCTATGCTCATGGCTTCCGCCGCTTTATCGGCAGCACGTTGTTGGCGTCATACTCGCGCCGCTTGAATGGCCAAGCGGTGCTGGGCTTGGGCGGCGCCACGCTGGCCTTCGCCCGCTCGCGCCAGGCGTGGTTGACGTATTCTTCCGCGCCAAGCATGAACTGCACGGCCTGTAGTTCGTCGCGGTGGTAGGTTGTGCGGTGGATCATATCTTCACCTGCTGGCCCTTGCGACGCAGCACCTGCGCCAGCCGGGTTGTCTTGGATCCAGGCGTCTTCGCGCCCGGCGTGATGGGCTTGCCGGTCTGGCGGGCGTCCGTGTCGCTGGTTCCGCCCGTGTTCTTGGCGGTCTTGCCGGCTGCGCTTAGGTTGGGGGTGTAGGGGGATTTCATATGTATCTCCTAAGTGTGGTGGTTTTCCCGTTGTACTTCAACAAAATGTCATTCCGCATTTCTTTATGGTCTAAAAAAAACTCAACGATGACGCCATCAAGCGCGGCTTGAACTACCGCAACGGGTTCCGTTATGTGGCGGCCATCGCGTAAGAACTTATCAATCTTGCGAGACGTCCGGTCCCATATGCCGCCGCAGCCCTTAATCCCATACTTGGCGTTTATGTCTTGCACCGCTTCGCAGCGAAATTGCATGTCCTTCCATACCGCCGCATTGCGTTCTACATTTTCAGGAGTTGACGCCCCTGGCGGCTTTTGGATACCCGTTCCGTTGCAATGGTGGCAAGACCTAGACATTGCGCGCCTCTTCCGCAGCTCTCTGTTTCGCCCGGCATAAGTGGCAATCGTACCAGTCCTTGACGGGCTTGCCGTGGTTCCGCACTAGATCAAACCTTGCCAACGCGCCATGCGGTAACCAGTTACCGCAGCGGCAACGGGCGCTGTTCCGCACAGCGCGGAGGTTCGTTACGCCGCTTATTCCGCGGATCATGCTTCACCCGCTGGCGTGTACCTACGGAGTAAATCAGGCTCGAACCATCGATCTTGATACACGCCGCGCTCATCAAACCAGCAGCACAACGCGCCCCACGAGAAATGCTGCGTCATGCCGAGCCCCAAAAATGGTTCAATTGGCGGCTCGTATTCTTCCCATTTCATAAC